TATTCAATCATCTAATCAATCTGGTGACCCTACAGAATTAGTAGGTAGAACAATTACAGGTGAAACTTCAAGTGCAACTGCTATTGTAGAAAGTGTACAACAATTTCAAATTGGTGAAAATTTAGTTACAGAATTTATTTTAAATGATGATAGTATTAATGGCACTTTTCAAACAAGTGAAGTTATAAGAGGTACAGCTTTAGGTATTGATGATACATTTATTAAATTGACGACAACAGGTATTCCTGGAACAATTACAATTTCAAATGATGGTAGTTTATATAATGTAAATGATAGTGTAACAATTACAGGTGGCGGTACAGGTTCAATCATTCAAGTAGATGCAATTGGTAATGGTGGTATTACAGATTTTATTATTGATAATGCAGGTACAGGTTATGAAATTGGTGACAGTTTAGTATTTAATAATGCAAATACAAATGGCGGTGCAGCTTCGGCTGAAGTCGCTGTGGTCAATGGTGGTTTTACACAAGAAGAATCAACTTCAACGGAAGATGACCATATTGTTTTAGAAGATGAAACTGTAAGAGGCGATAACTATACGGGAAATAAATTAGTACAAGAAAGTGGAACAGGTGTTGGTGATATTACAGACATTCGTATCATTAATGCAGGTTCAAACTATACAACTTTACCTACAATCACAATTACAAGTACAAGTGGTGCAGATGCTTCAGTTATTGCTTATGGCGATGAAATTGGTAAAGTTCAAGGAATAAAAATTGTAGAATCAGGTGCTGAGTATCAGCAATCTCCTACACCACCTACTTTAACATTACCAACTTACATTTTAGTTAAAGATGTTTCAGGTTCGATTGTTGCAGATACAACAGCAACATCATTAGATAGTTCTAGTTCAAGTATTACAGCTACAGTAAGTTCATTTAATTCTGATTTAAAAATTGTTAAAGTTATAGATGCAACTGGCACTTTTGAAGTTGATAGAGAAATTACATTTAGTAATGGTGCATCAGCTACAATTGCAAAAGTTGATGGCGCAACTTCTACAGTAACAGTTACAGCTGTTGCAGATACAGCTGGTACTTTTGTCAACCAAGACGGTTGGATATCTGAAGATGCAATGAGAATACAAGACAGTTTATATTACCAAGACTTCTCATATGTGATTAAAGTTGGCCGAACAATTAATGATTGGCGAGATAGTTTCAAAAAGACTATGCACACAGCAGGTTTTTATTTCACAGGACAAGTTAATATTGAAAATCAAATTAGTGCTCAAATCAGTTCACCAGTTGAAGGCATTATTTCAGGCATTGAAGAAAGTCCAATCTTTGGAGTTATTGCAACATTATTCTCAACTATCTTTGGTAGAAGATTAGGAACAGTAGATGATGGTACATCATTAAGAGCAAATCCAGAATTAGGTGTGGATCCAGATTTTGATGATAGTACAAGTGAACATTTTACACCGAATACAAGAGATGTAACTTTATTAAGAGATTATACTTTAATCATTAACTCAGGCAGAAACTTATATAATATCACAGCTCGAGATAATGATTATATTAGAGGTTATGCTTATGGTGGTCCTAAAATGGGAAGTTTAGACATATATAATAACCCATTTGCATCAAATAATAGATTTGGTGGTAATCATACACATAATAGGCAAACTGCCTACACGAGAACAAAAGGCACAACGGTTATGGTAACACCTATGACTATGGCTGCTTGGGCACAACACACAATACAAGGTTTTAACGATACATCTATTGATGGTACAGGTGTTCAAATACGAGATTACGCAATAGACCATATGAAAACTTATATCGCATATCCTAGTTATGTAACAGCCACAGTACCAAATTTAGGTTTTGACCAAACAGATATAACATTTGATGAAACATCATTAACTTTTGATAACACATAATCGCAAAACTTGTATAAATATTAGGGAATTTAAGAGAGTAATCAATGGCAAAACAAACTATTAACATTGGAGTTACAGCTGATGACGGAACAGGTTCTACTATTAGAGCTGGTGGTGATATTATCAATGACAATTTTAATGAAGTTTATAACTTATTAGGCGACGGTTCTACTTTATATTCATGGACTTTTACAAATACTACAGATACAGTAGTAGGCCGTGACACAACTGATACTCTTACAAATAAAACAATTGCAAGTGGTATTGTTTCAACAAGTTTAGATTTAAATGCTAGTGAATTGATTTTAGATGCAGACGCAGATACTTCAATCACAGCAGATACAGACGACCAGATTGATATTAAAATTGGCGGTAATGATAGAATTACTTTACAATCTGGTATTATTGACTTAAAAAATGATGGTGCAGAATCACAATTAAAATTATATTGTGAAAGTTCAAATGCACATTATACACAAATTCAAGCTTCACCACACGCAAATTATGGTGGTGGCAATGTAACAGTTGTTGTTCCAGCAGTTGCAGGAACATTAGCGTTAAAACCAACAACAACTAACGCAACAGGTGATGGTTCTACGGTAGCTTTCACTTTAACTAATATAAATAATGATGTAGATAGTATAATGGTTTTTTTGAACGGAGTTTTACAACGGCCAACTACAGATTATACCGTGTCAGGTACAACACTAACATTTGGTACGGCACCTGCAAGTGCGGATGCTATTACAATTAAGGAGTTTTAATAAATGTCAAATAAAATTAAAGAATCAAATATCACAGATAGTGCTGTAACCACAGATAAGATTGCTGACAACGCTATTACTGCTGATAAGATTGCTCCTGGCGCTGTTGTAGCAACTGATGTTGGTGCAGAAGTAGTTACTGGTCAAACAGAATTAGCTGAAGCGGCTAATAATGCTGACACGCTATTAATACATGATACATCAGCAAGTTCATTAAAGAAAATTACAGTTTCAAATTTAACAGCACAAGCTGGTGACGGCTTAGCAAAAACAAGTTCAACACTTTCAGTTGACCCCGATAATGCAACAACATTAGAAACGGCTATTGCTTCAGGTGACCTATTATTGATTTATGACGCTTCTGCTGGTGTTCTTAGAAAAGTATCACAAACAAACTTCTTAAATTTTCCAACTGTATCATCCGTTTCTCCAACTAATTTGACATCTGGTGACGGAACAGGAAATTATACTATTGTAATTACAGGTGTAGGTTTTAGTGGTGCAACAGCATCATTAATAAATTCTTCAGGCACAACTGTTTCTTTTGATAGTCAAACAGTTGATAGTTCGACACAAATTACCGGCACAATAGCAAAATCAAGTTTACCAGGTTCAGGCGAACCATATGATGTCCGAGTTGCGGCCGCTTCAGGTTTACAATCAACTTTAGAAAATCAAATTAACATTGACCAACAACCAGTATTCTCAACAGCTTCTGGTTCTCTAGCTTCTGTAGCAGATGGTAGTAGAACAGGATTATCTTATACGATTGCGGCTGCTGACCCCGAATCAGGCGGTGATGTTACATACACTTTAGAATCAGGTTCACTACCAGCTGGCCTTTCAGGTACATCAACAAGTTCAGGTTATGTGATTAGTGGTGATGCTGATGCTGTTGGTTCTGATACAACTTCAACATTCACAATTAGAGCTGCTGATGTTAACTCAAACACAAGTGACAGACAATTTACTATCACAATTCAAGCACCTAAGTTCCAAACATTCACATCATCTGGTACATTTAGTGTACCATCAGGTACATCTTCTGTAGATGTTCTTGTAGTTGCCGGCGGCGGTGGCGGTGGTTATGAAGGCGGCGGCGGTGGTGCCGGAGGCCTCATTTACAGACCAGGATTCCCGGTCACACCAGGCGGAACAGTTACAGTCACAGTTGGTGATGGTGGTGCAGGTTCTCCAGGTCCAGGTGGACAAGGCGGTCTTGGTGCTAACGGACAAGATTCAGTATTTGGTACACTAACTGCTAAAGGAGGTGGTTTTGGAGGTACAAAAAATCATCCTAATACCACTACAGGAAGACACGGAAATTCAGGTGGTTCAGGTGGTGGAACAGGAAGAGATATGACGAGTCCTGGTGGTGGAGCAGAACAACCAACTCAACCAGGAGATTCAGGCACATACGGATTTGGAAATCCAGGTGGAAGAGCTACTGGAAGTTCTGGTCACTCCGCTGGCGGCGGAGGAGGTGCTGGCGCAACTGGTCAAAATTCAGTAAATCCAGATGCTTCAGGTCCTTGGCCAGGTTCAGGTGGTGCAGGTGGTGTAGGTAGAGCATACACAATCGCAGACGGCACAACTTCAGTTTATTATGCAGGTGGCGGCGGTGGTGGTAGTTTCTTCAGTACACCTATTACCGGCGGTCAAGGAGGCGGTGGTAATGGAGGTTCTCCTAATAGTCCTCAACCAACCCATGTAGGAATTTATGGCGGTGAAAACGCAACAGCAAACCGTGGCGGCGGTGGTGGAGGTTCAGGAAACGCTAACGCTCAATCTACAGCAGGTAATGGCGGTAAAGGTATCGTTATTGTGAGATGGTCTTAAAAAATGATTATAAATATAATTAGAATTTAAAAGAGGAAGATATGCCAGCGATTATTACAAACAAATTTAGAATACACAATGCAGAGCAATTCGTAGAATCTTTCTCCGAAGCATCTCCAAGTGTATATCACATGGCTATTGGCCGACCACAGGCTTATGGCACAAAGACACGAGGTGATAGTAGAACAGAAGCCGAAGGTTCTGATACTTCTCCTTTAACTCCAGTCGATTCAGTCAAAGATGAATTTTACTATTTTGACGATTTATTGGCTGCAAAAAGAATTACAGCTTCAGATGTATCATATTGTATTCCAAGAAGAAACTGGACTACAGGCACAACTTATGATATGTACAGACACGACTATGGTAATAGAATAACTGGCACAACAACAACTCAAACTTCCAATAGTGGTGCATCTACTCTTTATGATTCAACTTTTTATGTACTTAACAGTAATAATAATGTGTACAAATGTTTAGATAATAATAGTAACTCATCTTCAACTGTAGAACCAACTGGTACATCTACATCTATTTTAACAACAGGTGATGGTTACAAATGGAAATATATGTACTCATTATCAGCATCACAACAAGTTAACTTTTTATCAACTGACTTTATGGCAGTTTCTACAGATGCTACAGTATCTTCAGCTGCGACAGATGGTGCAATTAACATTGTAACAATTAAATCTGCCGGTTCAGGTGGTACAGACGGAACACATACAAGTATTCCAATTAGAGGCGATGGTTCTTCAGGAACAGTTTCAGTAACGATTTCATCTGGTGCAATCACAGCAGTAACAGTAACAAATGTAGGTTCAGGTTACACTTATGCTTATATTACAGCAGCTGACATTATTGCAGCTGGCGGTACAGGTATTACAGGTGCAGAATTAGATTGTATTATTGAACCAAAAGGTGGCCACGGTTTTAATGCAGTACAAGAATTAGGCGGTTACTATGTAATGACAAACACTAACTTTGAGGGTGATGAATCTTCAAACTCTGGTGACTTTACAGTAGAAAACGACTTTAGACGAGTTGCAATTATTCGAAATATCGAATCAGGTGGTTCTGCTTCAACTTCTACAACATTAAGAGGTACAAAAGCAGTTCTATTAGCAAGTAACTCAGGAACATTTACAAAAGACGAAGAAATTAATCAAGCAACAACAGGTGCTGTAGGTAAAGTAATTGAACATGACACAGTAAATAATATTTTATATTACTTACAAACTAGATTTAATGATGAGGGTGTAGATAGTAATGGTGATTTAACGGCCTTTTCAGGTACAAACACAATCACAGGACAATCTTCAGGTTCAACTGGTGTACCTTCAACTACGACTGGCACGACTAACAATGTGTCATTTACTTCAGGTTATGCAAGTTCTGAAATTGATGCAGACGCAGGTGATGTTATCTATGTTGAAAATAGAGCACCAATCACAAGAGCTTCAGACCAAACAGAAAATGTTAAATTGATTATTGAATTTTAAGAGGGAAATAGATGCCAAGTCCAACTGACTTTAACCTCACGCCTTATTATGATGATTATGCTGAATCTAAAAAGTTCCATAGAGTTCTTTATAGACCATCATTTGCAGTACAGGCGAGAGAGTTAACACAATCACAAACGATTTTACAGAATCAGATTGAAAGATTATCTGACCACATCTTTAAGCAAGGTGCAATGGTCATTCCTGGCCAAATTTCCTACGACTTAAATTACTATGCTGTAAAATTATCAGCAAAGTCGGCATCTTCAATTAATGACTATAACGGATTAGTAGTAACTGGTGTAACATCAGGAGTAACAGCAAATGTTATTGGTGTAGCCGCAACTGACGGTACAGACCCGGATACACTTTTCGTAAAATACACAAATTCAGGCACAGATAATGCAACTGTAGCTTTTACAGATGGCGAAACTTTAAATTGTACACTTGCAGATTCAACAGCTGCAACTGTAACCGTAGATACAACAGCAACTGGTTCATCAGCGTATATTGGTGAAGGTGTTTATTACATCAATGGTTTCCATGTTCAAGTTTCTGAACAAGTTATTGTATTAGACAAATACACAAATTCTCCCTCATATCGAGTTGGTTTAGAAGTTACAGAATCTTTT